GGGCCGTATAGGGAAGTCCAATTAAATATAAGCTCACGAATGTCGGCAGGAGACGGTCTACTAATTTTAATAGCATCTACTATGTACCTCTTGTTCGAGTTGCGATCTATCGCATAACAAACAGCTGCGGTATCACCAATCATTGCAGGGTCAAGACCGCAGATAATGGAAAAACCTGATAGATCTCGTGGGTGACCGGGGTGTCCTGCAACTAATGCACCAGACTTTCGCATTCCATCAATGGAGCCGCGAACACATACCGGGTCAAAGGCTGAGTTTTCAGATATATCCTGCTGCTGGTAGACCAACGCCCAGGTAGAGGCATCCATAGCTTGGCGTTCGTTGTACAAGTTACGACCAGACCAGCGAGGGTAGAGGCCTTCTTCGTTCTTATCTGAATCTTCTTGTCCATCAAAGGGTGCATCTGAGTAAGGCCAGAGGGTTTCCCACTTATCAGGGTCTTCGTGCGCTGTTAAAAGCGCTGGCATAGCAAGATATGTCCAAGGAACTAATCCACCTGGGTATCTATCTTCTTGGCGTAGTTCGCGGTACAAGTCAACTGAGGCAACGCGAGTTCCGATAATAATAAGTTTACCTGTAGGGTTCAAACGAGAACGCACATCCTGGGTAAGCCACTTGATCTGACGCTCAAAGTCGTTGGCGTTAGATAAGGTCACCGCGTCATCTACAATAATCATATCTGCACGCTTACCGTAGATCTGGCCTCCGATACCGACGGCTTCGATATTAGGATCTTTTTCGCTAGATTCACGTAGCTCATCACCAAAGGTGACACGGGTAGCCTGCCACGAGGCAGACTTAGAGTTAAACCCTACGCCAGCAGCATAAGCGCTCTGGAGGTCTTCATACATAGGATGAGTCAGGCGTTGCTTGATGGCGTAGAGAAAGTCAGCAGCTAGGCGCTGGGTTTGGGAAACAATCAATACTCTAAAGTTAGGATTCTGGGCAACCATCCAGGTAACGTAATCAACTGTAATAGTGATTGACTTGGCGTGGTTGGGAGGGATATTGATAAGGATGCGGTTATTTGCCACACCCTTTTCATACTTCATCGAAGGATGTAGCCAAGCTGGTTCACGGCCTTCGATTACATCTACAATGTTCTGTTGATGGGGGAAGGTATGGCTGTGAAGGAATCGCTGGCGAAACTCTTGGAATGAGATGTCGTGGACATCGCCACCGGCAAACTGCTTGTCCTTAAGACCTAGGCGGGTGCGGTCTACTTTATCTGCAAAGATCTTATCTGTACGACGGTAATACTCGTAGGTCTTAATAGACTTGCCAGCAGAGGCGGTAGCCTGCTCAATAGTCATACCCTCTGCTACACAGCCAAGGATAATACGCTTGGCAATGTCGGCTGAATTATCTGCCACGTATCCTCCTTGTAGAGCGCCAAAGGCGCGTTAAAAAATTTTTTACAATTTGGGGACGGGCCGGAATCGAATTTTATTTATACCTGGTTCGGAAATGATTTATACCTGGTTAAGGTATAGATAGACCTATCCCGACTAAAAGGCGCCGCCAGCGTCGGGCTTAGCGCCCGAGGGAGCCACAGCGAACTGAGGGGTAAGTCAGTACTCGGCCTAGGGGCCTCGTAAGAGGCGGCCACGGGTCGCAAAGCACACTACCCCCGCTTTGCTCCCCTACTATATATAAGGCAGGAAATTTTAACGGTTTACCGCTTTTTATTTGTGATGTTAATCACATCAGTAAAACCGCAGGTCAGAGGCCATATTCGCAGCTTTGACTTTAGCAAAAATATTTATTTGGGGAGTACAGGTATATACGCCAGCAGTTTAAGCATACGGGGGTCCGTTTGTCTAGGTCTCACCGTACCGTACAGGGTTAGACAGTACGGCGCTGTATGTCCAAGGTGTTTGCTGTAAAGAATTGTGGGGCGGACTACCTATCGGGCACACTGAAAACGATAACCATTCCCATTAAGTAACCGCCTAACTTGCAGCGATCAGCAGCTGTCAGCTGGTATCAAATCACCAACCAGCCAACCCGATAACCTCCAGGTCGAAGACTTCTCCTGGAGTCGCTAGCTGCTAGCTGCCAACCATTGGACATAACCGTGCCTAATGTCTACCTTGTTATCACAAGCTGCGAGCTATTGTCCGGACGATCTACCACCGGACACGTCCGGAATTGTCCACTGGATAGGTTTGCACTATAGGGCAGAGTACGACACAATAAAGCCAGTGCAGCAGCCAGCTGCTCCAAGTAATTGAAACTTCAACTACTAGCAAAGGGTTAATAATGAAAACTATTTATGAAGCAGTAATAAACAATGAAGCAGTGCGCGTTCGTTATCACTTCACTGGAGTGTGTGAAGTCCAAGCAGTATTGAAGGGTTATCCATTCCATATCTGCACCTTCGACAATATGGTCGAAGCGATCAAGTACGTCAAAGCATTGAAAGGAGCTACCAAGTGAACGAAGATAAAAAACTCGCTGAGATCATTACTGCGTACTTACTTCGTGAAGGTATGGATAAAAAAGCCATTGAATACGTATTAAGTAATTACGATTTATTCAGCTATGTATTAGAAACTCCGTTGAAGGTAATCACTTCCCAAGTGATCGCCTGCGAGAAAGCAGTGTGCCTGTAATGAATGAGCTACTTATGCCAGCCGACTCGATCAAGTACACCAGTCAAGGAGATTACGCCTGCAGCTGGTGCGGATATGTAATTCCAGTGAACTCACGCTATGAGCTGCAAGAATGGTGCAGTGCTGACGTGGCTGGAATGTTTTGCAGTAAGTCCCACGCTATCGCTGCAACGAATAACTTAAACTACTTCAACCGATTCTCATTCAATAAGGAGGAAATCTAATGATTACAACTACAAGCAAAGGATTCTGGGAGCTGCTCGAATCTCCAGCAGCTAACGTCGAAGCAACTACCGACCTGCTGCGCTGGTCAATGAACTACGACGGACGCAGTGGGACTCCGTACCAGATCTTTCTCGATCTAATAGGTTACTCAGACGAACACTATGGAATCCAGATCTTCAAGGGTAATCCTCGCGACGTGCTCGGATATCTGGAGATCAGTTACTTAGCCGAAGCGTTGGAAGAGTACGCCACGAATCCGCAAGAGGTCAGCGACTGGATCGACAAGCTAATGGAGGCCGATTCTAATGCGTAACTATCGAGTCACTGTAGAAGTCGATTATGTTATCAAAGCTGTCAGCTTGTCCGAGGCCTTGCAGTTTGTCAGCGAGTCCAGCGAGCACCCGTTGGTTGGTGGCTCGGAGCTTGGTTACTGCGACGACGTTCGAGTTATTGGAGGAGCTAATGCATAACGTGACAAAGCGCGGTTGGTTCGTGCTCGGACTGCTCGCAGCTGTAGCGATCTGGGCACTGGTTTGGATATCTGCGAACTTCTGGTGGACTGAATCGGGAATCTGTCTAGGTTCAGCAGCTGAATGTTTAGTCGGTAGCTTGTAGGTAGCCAGCTAGCAGCTGCCAGCGTTCGCGCTGGCGGTTGCTAGAAGTAGATCTACTGCTTCACTTCAAGAGAAAAGGGTTATGTTATGAATGCAACACTTGAACGTTCAGAGTTTGAGTTAGACAACTCCTGCCAGTGTAGGCACTGCGAAGCCTGCTCAATGGGCACGGAGTCCGATATCTGCGACGAATGCCAGCAACCTACGCAGCAGCTGGACTACTGCGACGGAGCCTGCTACGACTACAAGCTGGACTGGCTCGAAGAATCCGTGGACTCGTTCGTCGAGGCTATCGGTAATCCGTACGAACTACGCATAGAAGGTCGTCGAATGGGCTGGACTGGTGCCAGTGGATACGCGATCAGCAAGGCTAACTCGAAGGACTTGTTATCTAAGCTCACTTTCAATGGAGACTGGAGACTGCGCTTCGTGTTTGAAGGTAATACTCTGGCGATAACTCGCTGGTCACACGATGAGCCTACTGGTGCCAGCTTCGAGGTAGTGGCAGAGGTAGAGGAGGAGCAAGAATGAACGATAAGCAACTGGTCGAGCTAGCGGATAGTTATGCAGCGTATAGCGACTATATCGAAGGTATTGACACCATAGACGGGCAGACGTGGGACTTAATCTCTCGCGTTGCTAACTTGAACCCTATGGAGTACACGGACGGAGACTGTATCTCTATCGTAGAGGAGCTGGTGCAAAACTTTCACCAGTGGCACAAAATGGAAGCTGGTGAGCTATGAATCTATGTTTAGAGTGTGAACGCTGGTACGTGGGAAGCGACGGAGCGCACTGGAGGTTTGCCCACCACGGTAGAGTGGACGAGGACGAGAGAGAGGGCTGGTAATGCAAGATAGATACCTAGTTACACTAGAGATAGAGACTTACGACGGAGATCCGAGAGCGTGGGACTGGCAGACCTTACTCGGGTACGAGGACAAGGTTAAGGTAATTGAAACACAATTCAAGGGTAGAGTACTACCCACTAATGAGGGAGAGAGTAATGAGTAAGTGGACAGTATGGGTAGGCGGTAGTGAGGTTAATTGGCAACACTATACGCACAAGATAGACGCTGAACGGATAGCTGAGTTCTGGCGCGAGGTTAAAGGTTATGATGATGTAATAGTGGAAGAGGTAGCGTAATGAATGAAGAGTACCTAAAGGCTAAGGTAGACCTATGCCTTAATCAAGCTGAGATAGACATACAACAGCAGGAGATAGCGCGAGCTATCAAGAACCTACAGAGGGCGAACCTTGCCCTGTCACGTATCTTTAATTTAGAGGAGGAGGAGAATGAGTAACATTTATACGATACACCCGCGTAAGTCTGAGCTGATCCTATTCTATGAAGTGGTAGAGGGCGAGGGAGAGAACACGTGGGGCGGGGCTAGTGCTGAGCAGGCTATCCAATGGCTTGCTCACGCACCGGCAGGCTCACGCATACTGGTATCTGCGTGGGATAGTGATGAGGAAGATGCCCATTTAGTAGGGCAGACGCTAGACATCACGGAGATAGTAAGGGCTGCGAGCCTATGATGTACTGGCTAGGGATAATCTCAGTAATGCTGGTAGCATACGTACTGATAGTGTGGGAGGACAAGATCAATGGAGAGTAAAGAGGTAAGTGGCAAGCAATCTATCCACTACCGTAATTATAGAAGGGCAAGAGACAAGGCACTCGTGCGCCTAGCGCACCTATACCCCGAGACATACAAGCAACTGCTTGATGAACAAAGGAGTTTTGATGAGCAAGAGGGCAAGACTTGGATTATTAACCCTGATAGTAGGCTTACTGTGGGTATTCATACCAGAGCGAACGCCGTCCCAGATGTCGCAGGACGTACCGATTATGAAAGCGCGGACGAAAGCTACGATGGAGGAGAAGCGTGAGAACAAGGCACTTGCAGTTAGTTTCCTCCGAGCACTCGGATACAACGCACAACAGCGAGAGTGTGCGATCACACTTTGGACCCGTGAGTCCCGCTTCGACCACCTTGCTCGCCCAAGAGACTCTTCGGGCAAACCAAGAAGCTCAGCTTACGGAATTGCTCAGCTCCTTGGAGAACGTAGTAGCCAACCTGAATTACAAATCCTTCGAGGTGTACGATACGTTATGCACCGCCATCGAAACAGTTTCTGTGGCGCTCTCCGGCACTCGGATAGAGTCGGCTGGTACTGAATAATCTTGCTAGGTTTCTAACCCTTTCCTGGCAAAACAAAATACCCTTCACCGTTTGGTGGAGGGTATTTTGCTAGCACTCAACAGGCGGGTGCCTGCCAGTGTATAAATCATAGCACTAACCACCAGTAGAGTAAAACCCTCTACCCTTGAACTGTATCCCTGGCGCGTCATAGACGCGAGCCATAGGTAGGTGGCAGTCAAAGCAACCAGGATCTTTGGCATCCTCGTGGATGCTACGCTCAATAGTTAATTTACTATCGCACTGTGGACACTTGTAATCGTACTTCATAACTGTACTGCTTCATCAATAGGCAGGTAACCTACTAACTTCTCCATCTTGTGGTTGCGTGAGAACTCTGTAGTAGCTGGCATCCAACCAACTGACCACTCAGGTTCAGGTACATCCATCAGGTCAAAAGAAAAGACTCCCTTCGGAGTCGAGTTGATATAGAACGGGATTAGATCTCGCTCTGCTGCCTGCGTTATCAGCTTGCGATACTTCATCTCTTCAATAAGCAGTGTGTCATAGTGTGTATAGCGACACTTAAGTTCTATGTA